CTAAATTTCCATACCGCCATTCAGTGGATTTAACGTGATTGCAAATTGCAAATAGTCGGGTGCCAGATGAGCATATGCCATAGTTTGTTGTATATTGGCATGACCGAGTATTTGTTGCAGTGCAACAATGTTTCCACCTTTCATCACAAAGTGACTCGCGAATGTGTGGCGTAGAACGTGTGTTGCTTGTCCTTCTGGTAAATCAGGTTTTATTGACTTTAACTTTGTACGAAAGCTTTCGTAATCAACGTCAAATAGTTCCCCTGACTTCTGTTTGATTTCCTTTTCTAACTCTTTTGATATCGGAATAGTTCTTTGCTTGCCATTTTTAGTTTTTAAAAATGTCACTCGACAACTCTTTACTTGGGCACTTTTTAGGGTTGATGCTTCTCCCCATCTGGCACCCGTGCTGAGACATAGCAGCGCAATTTTTCTTTCATCCCCTGATAGTACTGATAACAGCGTTTTGACTTCTTCTTTTGTTAAAAAGGTCATTTCTGGCTGCTTTTCCTTTAACGGGGGTAATCCATTCAGTGGGTTGCTACCGCTAAAAACTTCAAGTTTTTGCAATGTCGTTATCATTCCTGATAGACGATACATATCCCGGTTTATCGTTGACGCTTTGATCCCATCAGCTAGGCGATTACTGCGGTGTTCCAGTAAAACATGCTTGTTGAGACGGTTTATAGATGGATCATTTAACTGCCTGATTGTCTTCATCAGTTGTCGCTTTTCTATAGTGCCGTTCTCTGCGGTTTGTCCGTGATATAGCCACCATAAGTTCAATAAATCACTAAGGTCTCGTCTATCAGTTCTTGTACTGAGTTTTTGAGCATTTGCCATTGAATGACGTTCGAAGGCAATAGCTTCTGTCTTCTTGTTGAATGTTCTCCTGATGCGATTTCCTTGTCGCCCAAGAGGTCTAATGTCCACCATATAACGACCATCATCGAGCTTCTTAATTGGCATAGTGAAGCCCTCCGATGTAACAAATTGATTGACTGTCGATCCAGTCGATTAATTCCTCGTGTAGTGTTAGCCAGTTTTCCGGTCTGAGTGGTGTGACGTTTTGATGTCTACACCATCAGGGGAGAGAGTTGGGCTAATTTGCCCAGATTCTGGGGCAATCTTTCCCGTCATTAGCCAGAGTGTGTATTTTTCAAATTTGGGGTGATTGGTAATTTGTAGGACGGTACTTAATCCAGGCGCGGTGTGCTCACCTTCGTAGTTTTTGAGAGTGCTTAAGGCAATGCCTGTTAATTCACTAAACTTCATCTGTGTAAGTCCTTCGGCCTTACGTATAGCCCGAATTTTTTGTGACATGTCCATAGTTGACAGGTTCCATTTCTAAGACTAAACTCCCTAAAAAGGTTCCATATTTAAGACCTTTTTGGGCGTGAAAACCCCTAAAGATGCCCTTAGAAGCAACTATAGGCGTTTGAGCTAGCCAGATTAGCAAACGAGTTGGGAAATTACGAGGTTCTTAATTGACCACTATTGAGTGTTTATAGAAAGGAAATTGATGAGTGATGGAAAAAAATTCAGATGGATACATGCAGGTTTATTATCCAGTTGATGCAGTGCCTTATCAGAAGTTTGCTGAACTGATAGGCAAAACTCCGGGTGCTGTTAAGGGAATGATTGACAAGAGTAAATTACCAATTATTCCGTGGCAGATACCAGAGGCGCCAGAGGGAGTAAAAACTCGTGGAGAAAATTGGATTTATTTACCTGAGTTTAATAGAGGAATGCGTGACGCATATTTGAATCGTCCCAAAGAATTACGTGATGCGTGGTTATTGTGGGTTGGATTGTAAGGTGAGTGCTATGACTCAAATCCCAACACCAGAGGAATACAAAAAGGGGCGGGTAAAATTTGGAAAATTACTTATTCGGCCTTTACGCAAAAACGCCGTAGTTCATATTACCCAATATCAGGTCAGTGATGGTGAATACTCTTATGGCCGATTCGATTCAAAAAAGCAGGCTATCAGTTTTGCAAGGCAGCTTTACGGGAGAAAAATAAATGAACGAGTTAACGAGAATTCCGCATAAATATAAATTAACAGGTGATAATTTCCAAAAGACGAATCATGATAGATATTTAGTAATTTCGGTAATTGGTTTGGCAACTGTGATATTAACCCCGTTATTAGTTTTTATTTACAGGTGATGAAATGGCGAATACAGAACCGTGCCGTGCGGTTGTCTTAACACTGGATGAGAAAATCGATGGTCTCAATAAAGCCTCTGAGGCGCGTAATCGGTATTTTTGTGATAATAAAGAAAATAATAACAAATTAGCAGATTTCATTGAAACTATGCGCGATCGCACAAATAATCGCGTTAGAAATAATGAACGGGTTTTGCATTTGATTTTTCACTTGGCAGGTTTTGATAAAGAACGTTATCACGTCGAGTTTAAGGAATTAACAATAGAGGAACGGCGCTCATTAATACTGGCAATTAATCAACTTCGGGCTGTGGCGTCTATATTGCCAGATAAATTGGCATTGCCAAAACCAGCCCAATATTAATTTAAAGCATAATTTAAGAAATTAATGCGTAAATTCGTAGGGGTTTTTATTGCCTAAAAATAGGAAATGAAAAGTGAATATAGCGCAATTAATTAAAAGAAATAGAGAAGATGAACGCAAGATATCAGCCGAACGTTTTTCTTCTCGTTTGTTAAAAATCGCGGCGCATATTGTGGCAAATAAATTGGATTACGCCGCTTCATCTACATTATTGAACAGTGAAGCCGAGAAAATAGAACACGAAGCACGGGAGCTGGAGAGTGTCTAGGGAAATCGACCGTGCTTGCCAGCATGCTGAGGAAACGTTAGAGCGCAGAATATCAGAGCATGTAAACCGTTTTGTCGGTGTCTCTGTGTTTGAATGTGAAGAGTGCAACCAACCTATCCCCGTGGAACGCCAGATGAATATCGCTGGAGTCATCCGCTGCGTCGCATGTCAGGAAATTTTTGAGCTGAAACAGAAGCATTATCGGAGTATATGAATTGGTGAATAAAACTATCTTGAAGTGGGCAGGTTCCAAAGTCCGCATTATGGATAAATTGCTGCCCTATTTGCCAGCAGGTCAACGGTTGGTTGAACCGTTCGCAGGTTCATGTTCTGTGATGATGAATACTCAATATGGTGCGTATTTAATTGCGGACGCCAACAGCGACTTAATTGATATGTATCAGTGCATCAAAGATAATTGTGATGGGTTTATAAATTTTGCGCAAGACTGGTTTTCGTATTTTAATAGCGAACATGGGTTTTATTGTCTGAGAGATTTATTTAATTCTGACGATGTAAAATATAAATCACAGATATGGCACGCATCGGTATTTTTGTTTCTAAACCGGCATTGTTTTAATGGCCTGTGCCGTTATAACTCGAAAGGTGAATTCAATGTACCTTTTGGGTACTATAAAAAAACTTACTTTCCCTCAACGGAAATATTGGCGTTTGCTAAGAAATCTAAGATTAACTCTATCCATTGTGCCGATTGGCGCGAAATACTGAAAATGGTTGATTTTGGGGATGTGGTTTATTGCGATCCTCCCTATTTCACCAACAGCGTTAATTTCACGCAGTATTGCAGAAATGGCTTTCTTCATAATGATCATCAGGAGCTTGCTACTTCTCTGAAACAGCTCAATGAATTATTGGGTGTTCCTGTCACCGTTTCCAACTCCATTGAAGCCAAAGAACTTTATGCCGATCTGGGGTTCACTATCCATGAAATAGAAGCACCGCGCACCATTGCCGCTAATGGCGACCGTCAGCCAGCAATAGAGATTATTGCAACGTTAGAGGCGAGTGCATGAGTGAATTAATCGATTTGTTGCAGGAACACAACAGCGATTACCAGAAGTCAAAATGCCTGCAATATGAGATGTTCAAGCCCGGTTTGCCCCGCGAGTCAACGTTAGCTGAACAGATCATGTGGCAGGTAAACCCTGATGATTATGACTGGCGTCATAAAATTATCGGTGATATGCCTGATTTTTTAGCGCTCTATTTTGCTACCTGGTACAAAAAAATATTTACCCAGTCAGGGTGTAATGGTCGCCGCCGTGCTAATACGTTTTTGCGTCAGTTTGGCGAGAATGTATTACCACGGCTAAATAAAGTCACTGAACGTTATCAGTTCAAGAATCAGGTATCCGGCGTTACTCCGTTCCCCTTTATTGAGCAATTAGAGCGATTGGTTACGCTGGAGCGTAAGGATATCAGACAGCTTGCCTGGGGAGTTTCCCATTTTATGGCCGAGAACTACGAAAATGCATCGGCTCAGTATGTCAATCAACAACCTGCGAGCGAACAAGACGCCAGAGAACGTTTGATCCGTATCTATGAGTTATTAGCAAAACTGACTCAACAAGTCGGCACTACAGCCCCTTACTGGCAGCAGTTCACCAAAGGCAGGGAAGGCGCCACAGTCGATCAGTTGTGTGCCGGTCTCCTGCGCATGATGTCGGATAAATGGTGGTATGCCCGTTTGAAAAGAATGCGTGACATTCGCGCCGAGCATATGGCTATTGCGGTAGGTCAAGTACAGAAATCAGCCTCTCCCTATGTTTCCCGTAGTACGCTGCGTGAGTGGTTAGAACAGAAGCGCCGTAATTGGGATTTTATCAAACAGTTTGATGTTGAGAATGAACAGGGCGACAGGGTGCCGCTGGAAGATATGGTACTCGGTAGTGTGGCTAATCCCGCTGTCCGCCGTAGTGAATTGATGGTAAGAATGCGCGGTTTTGAAAATCTGGCTGATGAGCTTTGTTATGTCGGTGAATTTTATACTATTACGGCTCCATCAAAATATCATGCTGTCCATAGTGTCGGTGGCTTTGTTTCAAATTGGAACGGGGCCAGTCCCCGCGATACGCAAAAATATCTGTGCAACGTCTGGGCGAAAATCAGGGCGGCTTATTCCCGTGCAGGGATCAGCGCCTTCGGTTTTCGTGTAGTTGAACCTCACCATGATGGCACGCCGCATTGGCACATGTTGCTGTTTATGCGTCCTGAACATGTCGATGAAATGCGTGACATCATGTGTTATTACGCCCGGTTGGAAGATTCAGAAGAATTACAGGGGCAGAAAGCACTAAAAGCACGATTCCATGTGAAACCTATCGATAAGGCGAAAGGTTCGGCTACAGGCTATATCGCCAAGTACATCTCTAAGAATATTGACGGTTATGCGTTGGACGGTGAAAAGGATGGGGAAACAGGCCAGCTTCTTAAAGATATGTCACGGTCTGTTTCTGCCTGGGCGAGTCGCTGGCGTATCCGGCAGTTTCAGCAGATCGGTGGTGCGCCGGTTTCTGTCTGGCGAGAATTGCGTCGTTTGAGTGGTGATGAGCAAATCTTGTCTGATGCAGATATGGATAATGTCCGATTTGCTGCGGATGTGGGGGATTGGTTCGCTTACACCGAATTTCAGGGTGGGCCATTGGTGGCACGGAAAGATTTAACAGTGCGTCTGTCCTATGAAATCACCGAACAGGGCAATGACTACGGTGAGGATGTACAACGTATTTCAGGTGTCTACTCACCCCGTATCGGGGAATCCTCTTCTTATCTTACTCGTGAGGTCAAATGGCAAATTGTGCCGAAAGTTAACGCTGATGTTAAAGGGAGGGGGTTGGGGGGTTCTGCCCCTTGGAGTTCTGTCAATAACTGTACGGGGAGTTACGGTACAGTCAGCGGGGGTGAGCGGTTAGTCGAAAAAATTATCGATTATGCGGATTCAATCGGGATGGATTTTTGCCGGGCTATGGCGAAATCATTAATCATTGGGGGAAAAATTAACATTGGTGAACAGTCGTTCAAGTTACAGGCGGATGGCAGCTTTATTCCGATAGAGACGGAACGGCAGAAAGAGGAACGCCGCGATGTGTTGCGGCAGCGGATTAAGAATATTGGTGAAATGAGGAAAAACCTATCGTGAATATGCGTTTCGGCTCGGTTTGTTCCGGTATTGAAGCAGTCAGTGTGGCATGGGAACCGCTGGGTATATCTCCGGCATGGTTCAGTGAAATCGAAAAATTCCCCAGCGCGGTACTGCAATATCACTGGCCTTATGTCCGAAATCTGGGGGATATGACTGAAATCTCCGCCATGATTACCGAAAATCAGGCCGATGCGCCGGATATTCTGGTTGGTGGTACACCCTGTCAGGCGTTCAGCATTGCAGGTCTGCGTAATGGGTTGGACGATGAGCGGGGAAAACTAACATTATCATTCGTGGAGTTGGCAAATGTCATTGATTTCGTCAGAGCAGCAAACGGCGAACAGCCTTCAATTATCGTCTGGGAAAATGTCCCCGGAGTTCTATCCAGTAAAGATAATGCCTTTGGTTGTTTTCTTGCGGGGCTTACCGGAGAAGATGAACCATTGCAGCCGTCAAGGAAGAAATGGACGAACTCAGGTTATGTGTCTGGACCACAAAGAGCCGTTGCATGGCGAGTGCTGGATGCTCAATATTTCGGAGTGGCCCAACGACGTCGCCGTGTGTTTGTTGTCGCAAGTGCTAGAACAGACATCTGTCCCGCAAAAATACTTTTTGAGCCAGGCTGCATGCGCTGGGATTCTGAACCGCGCAAAACGGCGAGGGAAACAGTTACCGGAAATGCTGGAAGCCGTGCTGTTATCGGTAATCTCTGGGACTCAGAGTTAAACCCGCATCCGACATTAAACTCAGGTGGTATTGGCATGAGCAATAAGGAGATATTTTCTCAGAGAACCAGCGGATTGGTATCTACGTATCGGTTGCTTTCGTTTGGTGAATACCGGACAGATGATATTTCATCAACACTGCGCTCCAGAGATGATAGAAGCGCTACTGATCTAATAGCAACTCATGGGGCTGTGCGCCGTTTAACACCAGTGGAATGCGAAAGACTACAGGGTTTTCCCGACAGTCATACCCAAATTCCATGGAACGGAAAAGCACCGGCAGATTGTCCCGATTGTCATCGTTATCGGGCAATTGGGAATTCAATGGCTGTGCCTGTGATGGCATGGATTGGTAAGCGAATTTTAATACCAAAAGATAATATTTATCCATTTATATAAATAAATTGTACTTATTGGCAAAATGCAATATTGACTATACTCTAGATACTTTCTTATATACAGTGATTTTATTAAATAAGGGGATATTAGTATGAAAGAAAATAATTTTACTAATATATATTTTGATGAGTCAGGAAATACAGGGCATAACCTTACAGACAGTGAACAGCCAGTATTTGTATTAGCTTCGTGTAATTTTGATGATGAACAATCAAATGAATTAATTAATATTATTCAAAGCAATTCTACTACAGAGGTTCATTTTAAACGACTCAGAAAGAGTACCAATGGACAAGATAGTATAATTAATCTAATGAGCAATCATTTAATTAACCCTAATAATGTCAAAATTTCTATATTTAACAAACCCTTTATGGTTGTTAGTAAAATTGTAGATATATTAATAGAAAGTCAATGGCATGCAGAGGGTAGAGATCTATACAAAAATGGACTAAACATCTCTTATTCAAACGTATTCTTTATTATCTTTTTAAATTTTTTTGAAAAAGAACATGTAGATGAAATGTATATGTCATTTATCAAAATGATACAGAAAAAAACAGAAGAAGATATAAGTAATTTTTATTCAAACATTCAAGGGTTATATGATAAATGTTCGAATGTAAAGTTGAGAGATATTATATCCGAAATAATTAGAACACGGCATATTGTTAGAGACGTACTTTATACGGTGGATAAAACAGCATTAGATCCTGCTATTCCTGCTTTGTTTTCTCATTCTGTTTTATGGGGAAAAGTATATCAGGATGGATTTAATATAATTCACGATGACTCAAAAGCGATTGAGTCTAAAAAAGAAACATTTAGATTGCTTATGGATAAAACCCAGTCAGAGATAGAGCTTGGATATGATAAAAGAAGGTTTGCATTACCTTTAAAAGCAAAAGAATTAATTTTTGCAAAATCAGAAGATCATAAGCAATTACAAATTGCTGATATTATTTCAAGTTCATTTGCTTATTGGCTAAATAGAATTCATTACAATAAAGATAAAGATTCCTTATTTAATAAATTAAATGAATTAAATCTACAACATCTATGTGAAGGAGGGATAGCTATATGGCCAAGTACAGATATTACTCCTCAAGAACTAGGACTTGAATTTGAGGGAGGATTAAACTTGGTCAATCATGTAGCAGATTTTTTAAACAAAGCACGAAACTAAAATAGTTATATTTAATCTGACATAAAGCTCTGTAAAACTACCTATTCTACGTACCAATCCGCAAGATCAAAAAAGGATCTCATACCCCACAAAGCGCCAGTATTGGCGCCTTTGGGACGATCTCTTTCAGGTGCATAAAAAGCACTACATTTAGTGGGCAGGCGCGGCGGGGTCACGACTGCGCTGGGCGGCGTCTGATGGCTGTGTTGGCCTCAAATTTCATAATGTAATAATTATTTATTGAAACTATATTTCTTCCAGACAAAAAAGACCGCTATTATAGTAGGTGACCCCACAATCAATAACGCGGGTTATTCGTCCTCGCCCAGATCCAACGAATACCGTTCAAACCGTATCACCTCCTCACCAATCCAGTCATTTAACTGTTTCATCTTACTTTGCAATGGCATTAGCTCATTACGTACAAACACCTTAGCCGCCTTCTCGACATCACCAAAACCGCCGGTATTCTGTGGAATAATCCCCATCATCTGCGGTGGTACGCGGTGTGCGGCCAGTATGTCGTCACGGCTGGCATTCTTGATATTTAAAAATTCATCCTTAGCTGCGGCTTCGGACAGTGGAATGGTCTGGATACCGTCTTTTTTACCGCCCGGTGCATATAAAAACAGGTTGCGGAAATTACCTGGCCCTTTGGAATTTTTCAGCGCATCGCGGATATTGTCGATATCGGACAGGTTTTGCGACGCGTCGCTGATATACAGGATGTAGCCCGCATGGCTGCCGTTCAGGTAATACTTGCGGCGGAAGAGCGTGGCTGATTCATTCAGCAGTGCCGATGGTAGCGCGGCTAAATATTCCGGCAGGCCATAGAGTTCCTGATTAATATCGGGTTCAATTAAATGAAACACTTGCCCCGTTGGGAACGGGTATGGCTGGCTGTTGTAGCCATATTTTATAAACCAGTAGGTGTTCAAGTCGTCACCGCACCGGGTGAACTTGGCCGGGCAGTGATTCAACTTCAAAGGCTGGCCGAGGCGATTCTTGCGCTGTTCAAGATAGGCATTTCCAAACAGCATAAAGTCCAGCGCCCATGAGTCAAACGCCTGCCGACTCAGTAAGCGATGCGGGATAAACGTGCTGGTTAAAATATTGCGTTTCACATACACCGCGCTGCTGTGGTGTGGCGCAGAGCGAAACGACAGCGCCAGCCCGTTAAAACTAATCGGGGGTTCATACCAATTATCGACCAGCACACATTCCAGATAATCAAACACCTCGCGTCGGTCGAGAACGGGGATCGGGTCGCCAAAAGTAAATGCTTCAATAGATGTGGACGAGCTGGCGGTGGCTGTGGTTTTCACCGCCGGGCTGCGTTTTCTGCTTTTACGGCTCATCAGTAAACCTCAACAATATTTCTATGGTGGGGGGTGTCACCGGTAATCGGTTCATTAAACAGGGCGTGCATGGTGGCCCATGCTAGATCTGCGTGACTGGCTTCCTCACTGCGGCTGGCTTCATAGGTCGGGCGGTTGCCGCTGGCGGTAGTAGAGCGGCGGATAGCTATAAAACTTTGGGCAATGTCAGTCTGGCCGGCGTCAAACTCCAGCCGGCGATGGTTGATAATGTCCCATGCCTTAAGTACCAGGGCATTCTTAACTGTGGGGTTATAGACAAACTCCCGCACGGATGGGAAAAACTCTTTGACGTTTTGGTAAACTCCATGTCCGACGCCAGTCGAGTCAATGCCGATATACTCGACGTTATACTGTTCCGTTAGTCGTTTGATTGCGTCAGACTGGGCGCGAAAGTTCATTCCACGCCACTGATGACGTTCAAGGATGCGGAACTTGCCGCCCGGTACCTGCGGTGGAGCGACTACGACACAGCCGGCACTGTCGCCATTCTCGCCACCTTTAGCGGGGTCATAACCGATCCAGACAGGGTAATAACCATAGGGGCGTAGCATCAGGGGTTGCACATCGTCCCAGATTTCCCAGCTATCAACCATGCAACCCTGCATCAGTTGCAGTGAGAAAATGGATTCGATATCGTCCATAAACTCACACATCAGCAGGTTCTGGTACTCGTCCGGGCTGTATTCCAGCCGTAACTGGTCAATATCAAACAGGTTACAGCCGCCCCTGACTGCATCTTCAACCGTGACAATCTGCCGCCACTGACCATCGGCACATAGTAGACCGCTGGCTAATGCTTGATGGTTAATATCAATGTCAATACGATTGGCCTTGGCGCGGCCACGGTTAAACAGTTTGCCTGACCAGTACGAGTAAGCGCTGTGGGTTAGGCTGGACGGGGTAGAGAAATAGGTCTGGCGCCATTTTTTATGCATCGCCATACCAGACGCTACTTTGCGCAGTTCTTGAAATTTAGGTATCCAGAAATATTCATCTAGATAAAGATTACCGTGATAGCTTTGTGCTGTACGGGCATTGGTACCGAGAAAATACAGCGTGGCGCCATTGCTTAAGGTGATTGGATCGCCTTTTAGTTCGACGTTTACTTCCCGTGCCATTTCCAGAATGTACTGCTTAAAAACGTGGGCCTGAGCCTTACTGGCAGAGAGAAAAATCTGATTGCGTCCGGTAGTCAACGCATCGATCAGGGCTTCACGGGCAAAAAAGAATGTCGCGCCAATTTGACGGGATTTCAGGATATTGCGGATACGATGTGTTAATCCGGCGTGATACCAGTCATATTGATAATCGAACAGGGTCGAGCGGAAAATGTCTTCCAGCTTTTTGACTTGTTCTTCACTGAATACATTCTTTTCTGGTGGCCGGCGCTCGCCCTTATTGCGGTTGGCAATTTTGGGGTTCAGATCAGTTTCATTGCCGCCGCTGTTGTACTTCCTGATCCGTGCCTGTCGTTCTAACTGACGGTGCAGTAGGTCAATTTCCTTAAAGTCCTTACCTTCTTTTTGCTCTTTAGCGATGAGCTGACATAGTCGGGCTTCAAGGGACAACTCGACCCGCTCAAACGAGGTCACCTCATCCCATTTGTCACGACGTTTCCAGCTATGGATAGTGGCCGCTTTTTCGTTGAGCATTTCCGCAATCCGTGCGATCCGGTACCCGTTAAAATACAGGTACATTGAGCGCTTACGGGGATCAAAATCAGGTGTTGTTTTCATGCTGCCAGACTACAGACCCGCCCGTCATTTCTCTGTGTCTGCCCTATGTGCCAGACCAGACACAACCGCATTTTATTGTTTCCTCGACCTGACGATACAAACTAGTAGGCCATGACTGACCCATAGATAACCGGGGCTTACAATGCCGAAAAAATCCAAACCCTTTCGAATTTGTGTGGAAGGCGCCACCACAGACGGGCGCAAGGTCCAGCGCGAATGGCTGACGCAGATTGCCGCCAACTATGACCCGCAGACCTACGGCGCACGTATCAACATGGAACATTACAATTTTTCATGGAGTCCGCGCTTTGGTGACGTGGAATCAGTTTTTACCGAAGAAATCAAGGAAGGTGTGTTGGCGGGTAAGCTGGGGTTGTATGGGGTTCTTTCACCTACTGATGATCTGGTGGAAATGAACCGCCAGCGCCAAAAAGTTTACACTTCCGCCGAAATCAACCTAGATTTTGCTGATTTCGGCGGCGCGTATCTGGTGGGATTGGCCGTTACAGACAGTCCAGCCAGCCTTGGAACGGAAATGTTGCAGTTCAGCGCCAATGCGGCTAATAACCCGCTGAACTCACGCAAGCAGCACCCAAACAATGTTTTTACCGTTGCGGAAGAAACTCAGTTCGAATTTCTTAATTCGCCAGAGGAAACCGAAAAAATATCTCTCTTTTCCCGTGTACAGACGTTCTTCCAGAAAAAGCAGCTGAACGATGATACACGTTTTACCGACATCCATCAGGCCGTTGAACTGTGTGCGCAAGAGCAGCAAAACACGGCTGAACAGGTGACGAAATTGTCTCAACAGATCGGTGAAATCGCGTCATTGAAACAACAACAGGTTGCACTGGAAACCCAACTTAACAACTTGAAAATCCAGTTAAGCCAGCAAGACAGTCAGACAACACAGCGCCCAGTTTCATTGGGAACACAGACTCACGACACCGCAACCGGCGAATACCTGACTAACTGTTAACGGAGCAAAATCCGATGAAGAACGAAACCCGCCTGAAATTTAACGCCTATCTGACCCGACTAGGCGAAATTCACGGTGTAGAAGCCAGCGCTTTTAGTGGCAAAGTACAAGTTGAACCCTCAGTAGCACAGACACTGGAAGATGAAATCCAGCAAAGTGCAGAATTCTTGCAAAAAATCAACATGGTTCCCGTTAGTGAACAGTCGGGTGAGGCGATTGGGTTGGGTGTGGGTTCGACTATTGCCGGTACCACCGACACCGATGATAAAGAGCGAGAAACTACCGATCCCAGCCGTATGACCGTTATAGAGTACAAGTGCGAACAGACGAACTTTGATACAAGCCTAACTTATAAAAAACTGGACTTGTGGGCGAAGTTCAAGAATTTCCAGCTACGTATCCGTAACGCCATTATCCGACGTCAGGCACTGGATCGAATTATGATCGGCTGGAACGGGGTGAAGCGCGCCAAGACCTCAAACAGGGTGCAGTATCCGATGTTGGAAGATGTGAATATCGGCTGGTTGCAAAAAGTCCGGCAGGATGCCCCCGATCATGTGATGAGCAGTATCGCCGACGATAACGGCAAAGTGATTGCCAAAATTATCCGTGTCGGCGATGGCGGCGATTTCAATAATCTTGATGCATTGGTCATGGATGCGGTCAACAATGCCATTGATCCGGAATATCAGGACGACACCGAACTGGTGGTTATCTGTGGTCGTGAATTGCTGGCTGACAAATATTTCCCGCTGGTCAATCAGGTACAGCCTAACACCGAGAGAATGGCGGCGGACGTGATTATCAGCCAGAAACGCATTGGTAACTTGCCTGCGGTGCGGGTGCCGTACTTCCCGCCTAAAGCGCTGTTTATCTCCCGACTGGATAATTTGTCCATTTACTATCAGGAAGGCACTCGCCGACGTTCGATGTTGGATAACCCCAAACGTGATCGCATCGAAAACTACGAATCAGTCAATGAGGCGTATGTCGTTGAAGACTATCGCGGTGTGGCTCTGATTGAAAATATCGAGATGTTGGCAGCCAGCAAAAAAGCAGCGTCGTTGCAGCCAGATAATACCGCATCTGAGCACAACACCGACACTGAGGAACAATAATGGCTAGCCCGTGGCAGCGTCACCGAATGCGATTACAGGCGACCGAGGCCGCTCAACTGAGTAGCCCCGCGCTGCAAAATCACGGCGGTTATAACCAGATGCTGCTGATGCTGGAGCAAGACCGCCGTCACCTTAAAAAAATCCAGTCTATGGAGCGCAAAGCGCAGCACAAAAGGCAGATCTTGCCTAAATATGCGCCGTGGATTACTGGGGTATTACAGGGGGGCATAGGTCATCAAGATGATGTGCTGATGTATGTCCTGCTGTGGCGCATTGATGCAGGTGATTATGATGGTGCGCTGGATATCGCCGAGTACGCGTTACAGCACCGACTCGCTATGCCCGAAAATCATGAGCGGACAACGGGCTGTGCCGTTACAGAAGAGATTGCCGAAGCAGCCCAGCGTTGCTATACCGCTAAATCTCCAATGCCTCTTGCTACGCTGGAGCGGGCGGCCAATCTTACCCACGATCAGGATATGCCCGATAAGGTGAGGGCGGAGTTATATAAATGGCTCGGTTACAGCCAGCGGGATAATAACCAGCCGCAGCCTGCCTATTGTGCGTTGAGCAGGGCTTTAGAACTGAATAATCATGTTGGCGTGAAAAAAGACTTAGAGCAACTTGCCAGAGCGCTCCGCAGTCAGGAACACGACAACACATAACCGAACGTGCCAACGCGCCGGGGCGGCACGGGGTGGCGAAGTCTCAACTCCCTGTTCACCGCCCACCTATTCAGGGGGCAATATGGACTTTATTTCAACCGCACCTGCAACGGATAAACAGGCCACCATGACCAGTGTCCCGTTTTTTCCTGCTATCGAGATCAGTCGCTACCGTGACGAGATGCGCACAGATGGTACGGTTACCGCGCCGAGATTACATCAAGCAATTTCTAACGCTATTGTTGAGGTTAATCGTGAGCTGAACCATTGGCGGCTGATCCATATCGATGAGGGATACTCATCACTGGCCGACATTCCCGCCGATACTCTCAATGGTGAGAGTGAGTTGGTTTATCTCTATCGTCGAGCGGTGTTTTGCCTGACTAAGGCGAACCTGATCGAACGTTACCGCGATATCGACACGACTCAGACCGGCAACAAAAAGGCTGAGGCAATGGAAATTGCCATTGACGACCTGTGGCGGGATGCACAATGGGCGATGCGCCGGATACAAGGGCAGAATCATGTGATTGTGGAGTTGATCTAATGTGGGTAAGGGCACAACAGTATGACACCGTGGATTCATTATGCTGGCGCTACTATGGACGAACACAGGGAGTCACCGAACTGGTATTAGAAGCCAATCCCGGTTTGGCCGATTTTGGGGCCATCCTGCCGCATGGTACCGAGGTTGAATTGCCTGAAATCACTCCTTCCCCTGTCATGCCCATCATTCAATTATGGGATTAGAAAATGGACAAACAACCGGATTTATGGGCCGATTTATTGAATGGCCTGAGAAATTTATGGCCGCAAATATCCGGCTCCTTGCTGGCTGTATTGATCTGTTATGGCCGTTTGATTTATGACGGCGTAGAGCGGAAAAAACGCTGGGTTGAACCGTTGCTATGTGGAGCGCTGTCGTGGGGTGTTTCCAGCGGACTGGAACTGTTTGGCATTCCTAGCAGTGTTTCACCGGCTTTGGGGGGCGCCATTGGTTTTATTGGTGTTGAAAAACTACGTGAATTTGCCCTTCGTGCAATCAATAAACGTTTGGGAGACAAATCACATGACTAGAGGTGTTCGCAACCATAATCCGGGCAATATCCGCCACGGCGATAAATGGCTGGGATTGCACGACATACAAACAGACCCGTCATTTTGTCAATTTGTATCACCAGAATACGGCATACGGGCCATTATCAAGATTATCCGCAATTATGAACGAAAATACGGATTGAACAGTATCCGGCAGATAATTTCTCGTTGGGCGCCCCCGAATGAAAATGATACCGAAAGTTACATTGCATATATGAGCCGGTCGGTTGGTATTCCCTGTAACGTGGTAATTGATGTTGATAACCAGGTGATCATGACCCGATTGGTTTGCGCCATCATTCAAATGGAGAACGGACAGCAACCATATTCCGATACGATCATTAAACGGGCGTTTGAGCTGTTATGAGGTTCAATCTGCACATACTCACCTTGAGTATGCTGGCGGCAGTGTCTGGCCTGCTCTGGTTCTATTACGGTGAGTATCAGCAGAAAAGCGATGAATATCAAAAACTGAGCCAGCGGTATGAACAACAGCAAACCATTACCGATAACGCATTCCAAACCATCAGGATAATCAATGACATCACACGGGTTAATAACGAAAATCGCAAGCGATCAGCGGTGGATTCCGCACAAATTCAGGCGGCTATCAAAACTGTTGTTGTCGGTAATGATTGCGCTAGTCGTGTTGTTCCTGATAGGGCTGTTGTCCGGTTGCAGCAGCACGCGAACCGAATACGTTCAGGTACCGTTGATGCCGATTCCAACGCATCTGCTCGCTGACTGTTTGCCCCCGGTCATATCCGACACAATGACATGGGGTGATAGTTTGTTGCTGAATGCACAGTTACTGACAGTTATTGAACAGTGCAATCTGGATAAACAGGCTATTCGACAAATAGAACAGACTAGAGAAGTGACACATGAATAAGCCTAACGCCTTGCGAAAAGTTCTGACAGAAAAGATCCCCTACTTACGTGACAACCCTGAATACCTGCATTTGTTTGTTGAAGATGGTACTGTGCTGGCGACAATGGCACTCTCCTTGTCTTACGAATATGAATACACGCTAAACCTGATTATTGAAGCCTATCCCGATGATCAGAATGTGCTCATGGCGGTTATCGGGCACTGGATACGCGAGCACCAGCCAGATATTTTCGTTAATCCTGACAATCGCCGCAGCGGCTTTACCTTTGACGTGAACATTCTCAATGATGATACCGCTGATATCAGTATTGATCTGAAACTGACCGAGTGTGTACTGGTCACCCAGCAAGGGCAGGTCAGCACAGTGAGCGCCATTCCTGAGCCTGAAAACCCATTTGACAGGTGGTGAGATGAACAGTGACGCATTGCAGCTTTTGGATACCGCACTAACCGCCTTGTTGAATCAACTTTCTCCCATCAGTCGAAAGCAACTGGCCCGTGATATTGCGCGAGACTTGCGACAGAGCCAAATGCAGCGTATCCGATCCCAGCGTAATCCTGACGGTAGCCGCTTTACCCAACGTAAGGCACAAGCCCTCACTATACAGCATGGTATGAAGTTCATCTGGCGCGGTGAACCTCGCACCCTGAAAGGTTGGCAAATCCGCAAGGGCAAGAAGGGTGAAACGATTACCGGCTATGATGCCGAGCGTAAAGGTCAGCGTACTTTTTACAAACGCGATATCCAGCGTTTCCTGGACGTCAAAACCGATCGGATCAGTACCCGGAAATCCAATAAAAAGGCCCGAATGTTTAAGAAACTGGCTACCGCGCGTTACTTACGCTTGTCTGCTAATGACCGGGAAGCCGTGATCTTTTTTGCTCCAAAGGTAGCTGCTATCGCCCGTGTGCATCAGTTTGGGTTAAAGGAACGCATGAAAGGGAAAAACATTGAAGTCAAATATCCATCGCGGCGACTTTTGGGACTGACACAGAGCGATATTCAACATGTTGAAGACCAGATACTTTTTCACCTCACCCGTGGATGTGTGCTAGCTAGCACACAAACCCGATGACGTGCAGGTAGGGGTATTGGGTGACATTGTTGTCTGTATGAACACACAATTAACTGAACTGTTGCGCCGACTGCGCAACCTGATCCGAATCGGCGTCATCACCCAAGTAGATACTACACGGGGCATGTGCCGGGTTATGACCGGCAATCTTGAAACCGATTGGTTGCACTGGTTGACATCCAGAGCGGGAAACTCCCGCACATGGTGGGCGCCCAGTGTTGATGAGCAGGTTTTATTGCTATCCATTGGTGGTGACTTGACCACAGCCTTTATACTGCCTGCGATTTTTTCTGATGAGTTTCCGGCCCCTTCGGCATCGCCGGAAGCGGTGTGTATCGCCTTACCTGATGGTGCTGTGATGGAATATGAACCGCAGACCAGTGCCTTAACTGTCACAGGCATTAAGACCGCCACGATTACCGCGTCGGCTTCCGTGCATGTTACTGCTCCAGAAATCACTTGTATGGCTGGCAATCAGATCACATTAGATACACCGACCGTCATTTGTACCCACCATCTGATTACGGGCAGTCTGGAAGTGACAAAAGGCGGTACTATGCGCGGTAATATCATCCATGTAAACGGTGAATTCAGTTCTAACGGGGTTGTGGTGGATTCGCACCGACACAATGGTGTGCGCTCCGGTGACAGTACATCGGGAGTCCCCATATCATGATGTACCTTGGTATGAATCGACAGACGGGTGAGGCTATCAGCGATATTGCCCATGTTCGCCAGTCAGTCAGCGATATCTTGCTAACGCCGATGGGTAGCCGTATTACTCGCCGCCAATATGGTTCGTTGTTATCCGAACTGATGGATGAGCCCCAAAATCCTGCTTTACGTTTGCAAATTATGGCTGCGTGCTATACCGCCATCCAGCGATGGGAACCCCGCATTACCCTGACCGCTATCACTATCAATCAGGGTGAAGCCGGACACATGACTGTTGATATCAGCGGCCAATATCAGCTATCCAATGTCCCGGTTGCTTTTTCTGTGCCTTTGGGGTGACCATGCCGCCTATCGACCTTAGTCAGTTACCGCCGCCGGAGGTTGTCGAACTACTGGATTTCGAAACCCTGCTGGCTGAGCGAAAAGAAAAACTGATTTCACTGTATCCGCCAGAGCATCGCGATGCTATCACCCGCACGTTGGCGCTGGAATCCGAACCCATCACCAAACTATTGCAGGAAAACGCCTATCGGGAATTGCTCTTGCGTCAGCGCGTCAATGAGGCTGCGCGGGCGGCAATGGTGGTGTATGCCACAGGCCGCGACTTAGACCAACTGGGGATGAATAACAATGTGCGGCGTTTAGTATTGCAGCCTGCTAACAATCTCGCCATACCACCTATCTCTGCGGTGCTGGAGTCTGATGCTGATTTTCGGGTACGCATTCCGCAGGCGTTCGAGGGGCTGAGCGTCGCCGGTCCCGTGGTGTCCTATGAATACCATGCGCGTAGTGCTGACGGGCGGGTTGCCGATGCGTCGGTGATCAGCCCGGCGCCTGCCTGTGTCACAGTTAGTATTCTGTCGCGTGAGGGGAATGGCGCAGCCAGTGATGAATTGATTGCCATTGTAAACACTGCCCTCAATGATGAGGACGTGCGCCCCGTGGCCGACCGCTTGACCGTACAGTCTGCGGAAATTGTCGATTATCAAATTGATGCGGTGCTGTACCTGTACCCAACACCAGAATATGAGCCAATATTACAGGTTGTACGGGAGCGGCTGGCACGCTACACGGTAGAGCAGCACCGGATTGGCCGCGATATCGTGCGCAGTGCCATTTTTGCTGTTTTACATATGCCTGGTGTTCAGCGTGTTCACCTGAAAGCTCCGGCGCGGGATGTGATTCTGGATAAAACTCAGGCGAGTTTTTGCACATGTGCGCAGGTTGTGATTGGGGGTGCGGATGAATAACCGTCTGCTGCCTGTGGGTTCCTCACCATTAGAAGTGGTTGCGGCTAAAGCGCTGGCCTGTCTGGAAAAAACGCCTATCCCGATCCGTGAGTTATGGAACCCTGATCGGTGTCCAATGAAGTTTTTACCTTATCTGGCGTGGGCGTGGTCGGTTGACCGCTGGGACATGGACTGGCCGGAAAGTACCAAGCGTGAAGCTATCAAAGCCGCGCTGTTTGTTCATAAGCACAAGGGAACCATTGGTGCCATCCGGCGCGTAGTGGAGCCATTCGGTTATCTCATCCGTGTTATCGAATGGTGGCAAACCAATGATGCCCCCGGCACTTTCCGGTTGGATATTGGCGTCATGGAAACGGGTATTACTGAGACCACCTATCAAGAACTAGAGCGGTTGATTTTTGATGCCAAACCCGCTTCACGACATTTGGTCGGTATGTCTATTCAGTTGGAGACCGGAGGCGAAAATTATTGTGCGGTCGCCAGTTACAGCGGTGATGTATTAACCGTTTACCCCTATATCCCGGAATCAATCACCGTCACTGGCTCTGGTGTAGTAGGGGCTGGAGTGCATATTATTGATGATGTGAGGATTGAGTCATGAGGACCAAATATTTTGCCCTGTTAACCCGATTGGGCGCGGATAAGCTGGCAAATGCTGCCGTGTTGGGTACCAAGATTGAAATCACCCATATGGCTGTTGGTGATGGTGGTGGAAGCTTGCCGACACCCGATACTACACAGACGAAACTGGTTAACGAACGCCGCCGTGCGGCGATTAATGAACTAAATGTTGATCCCAAGAACACTAACCAAATTATTGTTGAGCAAGTAATCCCCGAAAATGAGGGCGGTTGGTGGATTCGGGAAATTGGTTTGTTTGATAAAGACGGTGTACTGATTGCAGTCGGGAATTGCGCGGAGACTTACAAACCGCAGTTACAGGAAGGTTCTGGGCGTACACAGACTATTCGCATGGTATTGATTGTCAGCAGCCCCGACATAGTAACATTGAAAGTTGATCCCTCGGTGGTGTTGGCAACACGGGAATATGTGGACGAGTTGATTCAAACTCATGTGAATAACCGTAACTATCCTGACGCTACGCTAAAAGATAAGGGTTTCGTTATCTTGAGCAGTGCGGTAGACAGCAGCAGTGAAACCTACGCGGCAACCTCGAAGGCAGTTAAGGCGGCGTATGACTTGGCAAATGTCGCGGACAATAACGCTAATGGTCGTGTGCCTGCTAGTCGTAAGGTGAACGGGAAGGTGCTTTCCTCTGATATTTCACTGAATGCGGGGGATATTGGGGCGTATACCAAAGGGGAAATCGATTCTCGTGTGAATGAAGTTAAAATACTGGCAAGCACGGCAAACCAGCATGCGAATGATGCTAATGACAATGCTAATAGTCGATTGTCCAGGAAGGAGAACGGCGCTGACATTTCTGACAAAAATGCTTTTGTGAAAAACCTCAATTTGTTGGAAACGGTGGTGTTGGCTAAAGGAGCAGTACCGAGCAACCGGAAAATCAACGGTAAGGCGTTGACCGGGGATCTTAGTTTGGGTGCTGGAGATGTAGGGGCATATATGCGAGCAGAGAGTGATAATACTTTCTTGCGTATTTTTAGCGATAAAAGCGCCACTGTTGGTAGTTTACTGATTGATAGCAAAACGCCCTTTCCTGAATTGCGTTTCAAATCGAAAGATGGGTATGTGATAGGAATTAACGGCTCAGAAGGAAAATTGTTGCATATTTATTCTAACGATCCGAGCAATCGGCGGCGTTACAATATATTAATGCCTGAGCGAAGCGGTACCCTTGCGCTACAAAATGCAGCGATAAAATCTGAAAATGGTTGGTGGCAATGCGGGGATACGGGAATAATGATTCAATGGGTTAAAGTTGCATCCAGTCAACAATCATGGGTAAAAGTCAATTATCCAATTTCTTTTAAAAATAAGTTCTTTGGCTATATCGCAAGTATGTCGAGTGTCAATACATCAACAGGTCACACATTAGTACGTAATGCAACATTATCGACATTTGAATATCAAGCTGGCACTCCTAACAGTAATGAGAATCCAGACAGAATTGTATATATATTATTTTGGGGGGTATAAATGGTTTATTTCTCCAGAAAAGAATGCGCTTTTTATAATGAAACTTGTGAAGAATGCGTCGAAATAACAGCGGAAAAACATAATGAATTACTCGCCGGGCAATCGCGCGGTTTATCAATTGTCAGTAATAAAGAAGGTTATCCAGTACTCATTGAACGTGCTCCGTCCGTTTATCATAAATATGATGGTGAAAAGTGGATAATATCAGAAAATGATAAAATAAAGCTTAGACGGGAACAGCAGCAACAAGCAGAACATAAGAAACAGCAATTTATGCTCACTGTAAGTAAACAAATTGCTCCGTTACAAGATGCGGTAGATTTGGGGATGGCGAGTGATGAGGAAAAATCGCTGTTAGCCGCTTTGAAAAAATATCGGGTATTACTGAACCGCGTTGATGTTAATTTAGTACCAGATATTCATTGGCCTGAAAAACCTAGAGTAATAGAATAAGGGTTATAATAAACTGGCTCCAATAGTTAGACAGTCTAGGCAGCTAACATGGCCTAGGTTCGATATTATACCGAACTTAGGCCATTTAGTTGAGAATTAGTCACATTGATGAATTATTTCGGATAACTCGTTCAATAGGTTGTCCATTCTCATCAAAATATCGGCTTGGCCAAATTTCTGAGGGATGTACTCCGAGATTGTTAGCAATAATCCATTCTCCTTTAGGCCAAGGTCGTGATAGAGCATTAGCTAATGTAGATGAACTAAGTCCCTCCTTACGCGATACCGCTGCTAAGGTAGTGCCGAGCTTACGTAAGGCAGCGATAATGTCGGCGGTATGCCAATCTTTTTTATTCATTTTCTTTATATCTCCATATAACAAACGTAATGAATTATCCTGTTTTGGGATATTTAAGTAAATGATTGATATTCGATTTTGGGATATTAATCAAGGTTAAAGAAATGGCATCGATTTATTCATATGAATATCAACTAGTTATAAATGCTCTTCGTAAAGCTAGGATAGAAAAAGGTATTACTCAAAAGAGCTTGGCTCAGGCCTTAGATCGACCTCAATCATTTATTGCTAAAATTGAAAATGGTGAAAGAAGGTTGGATGTGGTTGAATTTGTGCATATAGCACATTTGCTATCTGTCGATCATGGACTAATTCTAGGAAAAATACTGTTCAAAAAACTACCTAACAAGCTAAAATGCTCAAAGCTTATAAAATAAAAAATCCCATTTTGGTATAAATCAACAATCGATTGATATTTAATCCTAAATGTTTAGTAGGATTGAATATATGGTTTCAATTTACTCTGATGAATATCAAGTAGTTATCAAAGCACTCCGAGAGGCTCGTATAGCAAAGGGAGTTACACAAGAGAATTTAGCTCAAGCGCTAGATCGCCCTCAATCGTTTATTGCGAAGGTTGAGAATGGTGAAAGAAGATTGGATGTTGTGGAATTTGTTCATATAGCACATTTGTTATCATTAGAGCCAAGTGTTCTCATAAAAAGAATCCCAAGAAGATATTCCTCAATATGCTGATAACTTTCTATCTATACTAGTTTCATCAGATAGCGTAGCTAAAGAGGGATTCACATAGTTAACCATGTGGTAGAACAATTAGGGTTTTAATATCCCTGAAATTGTTTTTTTATACTCTGTGTTGTGTAGTGTCTATACACGTTTTACTTGGCTAACACTACAATTGGACTATCTGCGCTCCTTTTGCGTAGATAAACGTTCCGATCTAGGTTGGAGTGGGTGCCGGTTTATGAGGTCGGCCTTTTCAGCTATATGGATCAAGCGGATTTTGCGTAAGGAACTACGGAACGAGGTATTGAACCGAAAGGTTGAATCTTGTGAAATGCCAAGAAGCACCCATTCTAGGTGCCTCTTGTTTTGAATTGCTCTGACACCTTTATATCTGGGTCTTAGCCTACCGTAATCTGAACAGGTTTTCCTATACGGGTTAACATATTAACTAATGCGTCAATGGTGAATTTATTTACCTTTTTATTCACAACGTCAGATACTCTTGGACGAGAAATGTGCAACACCGTTGCTACTTCAGTTTGTTTCATTTTTTTATCTGCAATCCATAAAGTAATTTCTTCCATTAACTGCTCTTTGATTTGCAATGTGTGTTCTATTTCTCGTAAAGAGGTTGCATGAAGTTGCTGAGCCTCTTGCTCAGTAAAACCTAACTCAGAAAATATATTATGTCCGGCTGGAGTTACCCTACGAATTTCAGTGTCAATCTTAGTGGTCATTTGATATTTCTCCGCTGCTGGATAACTGCGTTATATCGTACTTTAGCGATATCCTTATCATGTTTATTCGTTTGTTGAGTTTTTTTCTGAAAACTATGCAATACATAAATAGCTTCATCGAATTTAGCAACATACATAATACGATAAATACCTGTACAGTCTCTTAGCCGTATTTCTTTTACGCCAGAACCGATGTCAGAAAAGGGTTTCCAATCTTCAGGATCTATTCCATGCTGTATTCTATGAAGCTGATAGCCTGCGTCTTTACGTGCATCTGTAGGAAAAGCTAACAAATCTTCATAAGAAGAGCCGATCCAGGCAATTTCTTTCTCTGTACCGCTCCTGATTTTCGTCATAGTTTCCCTTCCTTACCTGATTGTATAAAATTTTATACAATTCTGTGCAAAGTTACAAGAATTGTCGCTTCATTTATCGTGCGCGGCATGAGTCTTTTGATTACTCAAGGATGAACATCTCTAATACTCCTTATTATACCCTCCACTTTGTGCCATTCCTGATACTTACCCAATCAACTGAATTTTATTGTCACAGCGCTCACCATAGCGAAATCACCATCACTGGAGTCTTTCGCTATGGCACAAGATTATCATCATGGCGTCCGCGTGCAGGAAATCAACGAGGGAACGCGCACTATTACCACTGTCAGCACCGCTGTTGTCGGGCTAGTCTGCACAGCGGATGATGCTGACACCAAAGCTTTTCCCTTAAACACGCCAGTCTTGTTAACCGACGTTTTGACTGCCAGTAGTAAGGCCGGCAAAACGGGCACACTGTCTCATGCTCTGCGAGCGATTGCCGACCAGTCCAAACCCGTGACTGTTGTTGTGCGCGTGGCCCAAGGGGAAACCGAAGCGGAAACCACGTCGAATATCATCGGTGGCGTTACCGACGAGGGTAAAAAAACGGGAATGCAGGCGCTACTTGCGGCACAAGGGCAGCTCGGTGTTAAACCACGCATTCTAGGTATACCCGGTCACGATACCCAACCCGTAGCAACAGCCCTTGCCGACATTGCTCAAAAGCTGCGGGCAATGGCTTATGTTAATGCCTATGGCTGCAAGACCATTGCCGATGCTATCAAATACCGCAACAACTTTAGCCAGCGTGAACTGATGTTGATTTGGCCGGACTTCCTCAGTTGGGATACGGTCAAAAATAGCGAGTCTATCGCATACTCAACTGCTCGTGCGCTGGGCCTGCGTGCCAAAATCGACGAGGAAACCGGCTGGCACAAAACCCTGTCCAACGTTGGTGTCAATGGTGTGACAGGGATTTCTGCCGATGTCTTTTGGGATTTGCAGGATGTTGTCACCGATGCCAACCTGCTTAACCAGAACGCCGTTACAACCTTGATCCGCAAGAATGGTTTTCGTTTTTGGGGTTCTCGCACCTGTTCGGATGATCCGTTGTTTCAGTTCGAGAGTTACACACGCACGGCGCAGGTACTGGCTGACACGATGGCTGATGCGCATATGTGGGCAATTGACAAGCCGCTGACGCCTTCATTGGTACGCGACATTATCGAGGGCATCAATGCCAGGCTGCGCGAACTAAAAGCCAATGGTTACCTGATAGACGGCCAGTGTTGGTATGACGAAAGCGCCAACACCAAGGACACCCTGAAAGCAGGCAAGCTGTTCATCGATTATAACTACACGCCGATCCCGCCATTGGAAAACCTGCTGTTGCGCCAGCTCATCACTGACCAGTACCTGATGAATTTCTCCAACAGCATTAATAGCTAAGGGGCTACTAATGGCATTACCTCGTAAACTTAAGTACCTGAATTTATTCAATGACGGCAACAATTACATCGGTGTTGTGGAAGAAATGACGCTTCCTAAACTGAGCCGTAAGCTCGAAGCCTATCGCGGTGGTGGCATGAATGGTACCGCTTCAGTGGACTTGGGGCTGGATGATGGCGCACTGGATGCCGAATTTTCTCTCGGTGGTGTTGAGTCCCAACTTTACCGACAGTGGGGCATTGAGAAAGTGGATGGCGTTTCTCTGCGCTTTAATGGCTCCTTTCAGCGTGATGATACCGGGGAAGTGATTGCGGTCGAAGTCGTAATGCGTGGCCGCTTTTCGGAATTTGACCACGGCAGCTATAAACAGGGCGACAACAGCCAGACCAAAGTCAGCGCTAAAAACACTTACTTCAAACTGACGTGGGACGGAGAAGCCCTGATCGAAATCGACACCGTTAATATGGTGGAAATCGTCGGTGGTGTTGACCGTCTGGAAACTCACCGACGCGCCATCGGTTTGTAACAATTGAACGCTTATCATCTGATAAATCACTATAGGAACTTCACCATGACTGAACAAACCCCCATCGTCCAGCCGGAACACGCTACAGTGACACTGGAAGAACCTATTACCCGTGGTGCAACCACCATCAGCGACGTCGTTGTGCGTAAGCCTAACAGTGGTGCGCTGCGTGGTGCCCGTTTGCAGGCACTGATGGAAATGGACGTCGATTCAATGATGTTGGTTTTGCCTCGTGTCACCGTACCGGCACTGACTAAAAATGATTTATTGCTAATGTCGCCCGGCGATCTGATTAACCTCTGTATTGAGGTAGTTAATTTTTTGTTGCCGAAGTCGGTAAAGTCCGATTTCCAGCATCAATAACCGTTGATGAACTGGTGGCGGACATTGCCACCGTGTTTCATTGGCCGCCTGCTGTGACAGCAGAGATGGGCCTGCCTGAATTATTGGCATGGCGTTACCGGGCCATGAAACGGAGTGGGGCCGACAATGAGTGACCGAAAATTACGCCTGCAAGTTATCCTGAATGCTGTTGATAAAATTACCCGTCCTTTCAAGAATGCACAGGCTTCTAACAAGCGGCTGGCTGGAACCCTTCGCCAGTCGCGCCAGCAACTCCGGGAACTGAACCAGCAGGCCGGACGGATCGATGGTTTTCGCAAGGTAAAGCTCCAATTGCTAGAAACCCGGCAGGTTTACCGCAGCGCTACTGAACGCGTGGCAGCACTGAACCGTGAAATTAACGCCAGTCAGAACCCGACACAGGCCCAAATCAACCAGCTACAGCGGGCAAAAAACGCAGCCAAGCAGTTCGAGGCAAAAAGTCAATCCCTGAGTCAGTCTCTGCAACGTCAGCGTGATGCCTTGCACGCCATCGGTATCTCAACTAACCAGCTTGGACAGGCGCAGAGACGGATAAACGCGGACATCAACCACACAACTAGTAGGCTCCAGCAACAGGAGCAGCAACTTGGGCGTCTGAGACAGCAGGAACAACGGTTGGCGAATGTCCGCTCTCGCTACCAAAAAATGAAAGATGCGCGTAACCAAATGACGGCAACCGGTGCTGCGGCAACGGCAGCGGGTGTTGGTGCGCTCTATGGCGCTAAACGGATGATGATGCCGGGTTATGACTTTGACGTGGGGATGTCGAAGGTGCAGGCGCTGACCCGTCTGGATAAGCATTCCCCCGAACTAAAAAAATTGCAGGAGCAGGCTCGGCATTTAGGCGCGACAACGGCATTCACCGCCAATCAGGTCGCGCAGGGACAGAGTTTTTATGCAATGGCCGGCTTTACTCCAGACCAGATACGATCAGCCATGCCTGGTACATTGGCGATGTCATTGGCGGGTGATACCGATTTGGCCGCTACGGCGGATATTGGTTCCAATATCCTGACGGGTTTTAAGCTGAAATCCGAAGAAATGGGGCGGGTGAGTGACGTACTCGTGGGTGCCTTTACTCGTTCTAACACTAATCTGATGATGCTGGGTGACACCATGAAGTATGTTGCCCCTGTAGCGGCAGGCTTAGGGGTTGATATTGAAACCGCCGCTGCGGCGACGGGTAAGCTCGGTGATGCCGGTATTCAGGGTAGTATGGCGGGAACTTCCTTGCGATCTATTTTGGGACGGTTGGCTGAACCGCCCGCCGCCGCCGCGAAAGCGTTGGCAAAACTGAACATTCAGACTAAAGATGCCAAGGGTAATCTCCGCGCCTTGCCGGATATCCTGACTGAGCTGGACAAGAAAACGGCCAGAATGGGTAACGCTCAGCGTGCCGGCATTTTCAAAGCCATTGCCGGGGAAGAAGCCTTTTCTGCTCTGTCGGTATTGGCTGAAAGAGCCGGTACGGGGGAATTGCAGAAACTCATCAAAGAATTGAAGAACGCCCAAGGTGAGGCTAAGAAAGTCGCCGATACTATGACTAATAACCTTGATGGCGACCTAAAAAGTCTGTCATCGGCATGGGAAGATATCGGTATTCAAATTTTTGGCGGTGTGGACAGTCCCTTGCGTGGGATCACCCAGCGTATCACCAAAATTATCAGTAAAACGGGTGAGTGGATGAAGGCTAACCCTGAACTGACCAAAACGTTAACGATGGTGAGTATCGGGCTGGGTATTATTTTGACGGTTTTTGGTGCGATTACGCTGACATTGGTTGCTCTGTTGGGACCATTGGCAATCGTTAAATTTGGTCTGTCAGTGTTGGGTATCAAGGGAGCAGGCTCAATGCTACGTCTTGGTAACGTGTTTTCCTATATTGGGAAAATGGCGATGTGGCTGGGGCATGTTATGTGGACAAACCCCATTTTAGCGGTTATCGGTTTGATTGCTGTGGGCGCTTACCTGATCTGGCGATATTGGGGCAAACTCGGCCCGTGGTTTCAGAACTTATGGAACAACATTTCGAACTATGTTTCCACCACATGGGAAAACATCAAGCAGCGGGCATTAGCCAAATGGAATGAGCTGGTCGCTGACACGAAAAAAATTCCGTCCGAATTTAAGAAGATTGGCGGTGAGTTTGTCGAAAATCTTAAGGCAGGCATTGAGGAAAAATGGGAATCCCTGAAAAAGAAATTCTCCGAACTGGGCAAGATGGTTAAAGACGCCTTGACTCCCGACTTTATGCAGGAAGAAAACCAAGATCCCAGGCAAAAGGCGGCATTGAATGCTTATAAGGAAGCTACCGGTCCGATTGGCGGCATACTGGCGGGTGGATTCGATAAAGGTGGTTACATCCCGACGGGCAAGATTGGCATTGTGGGGGAATATGGCCCGGAGATCATCAACGGCCCCGCCCGTGTCACCAGTCGCCGTCAAACGGCTGCACTGGCGACAATCGCGGCCCTATCTGTAGGGGCAGTCTTGCCAGTCAGCGCCCAAAATGCTCCGTTGCATCCATACAGTTTGCCTGCGTCACAGTATCAGACATCGGTTGTTTCAGTTGCTAACCAGATCCAGGATAACAGACGATCCATTTATGAAATTCATATACACGCCGTTCCCGCACAATCCGCACAGGATATTGCTCAGGTGGTGGCACGTGAACTGGATCGCCGCGAGCAACAACAATGCGCCCGCGTCCGTAGCTCATTTTCTGATAGAGAGGACTTTTATTCATGATGGCCGCACTTGGCTTATTTGTCTTTATGCTGAAAACCACGCCATACCAGAGTCTGCAACACCAACAATCATGGCGCTATGGATTTAACAATCGGGTAGGTGCCCGTCCTGCTTTTCAGTTTATGGGGCCAAATAACGATACTATTACACTGTCCGGTGCCCTGTACCCTGAAATCACCGGCGGCCGGTTGTCCTTGCTGGCCCTGCAATTGATGGCTGAGAGTGGCAAGGCATGGTCATTTCTGGATGGTAGCGGCACGATTTACGGCATGTTTATTATTGAAAGTATCGACCAGACCAAAAGTGAATTTTTTACCGACGGTACCGCCCGTAAAATTGACTTTACCGTCACGTTGCGCCGTGTGGATGACAATTTAGGGGAGATGTTCGGTGACCTTCGCACCCAAATGACTGACTTGAAAACCCGTGTCACACACAAATTGGGTGGGTTATTTTCATGATTTCTTTACCTGATATGTTAAAACTCGATTGGGTAACCGGCAAAACTAATACACCTGTGTATGTTCTCAGTGCTGGTGACAAAAACGTCAATGCCCGTATTCAGTCGCGATTGATTTCCCTGAGTCTAACCGACAATCGAGGCTTTGAGGCTGACCAGTTGGATATTGAACTGGATGATAGCGATGGTCTGTTATCTCTGCCCCGTCGTGGGACGGAGTTATCTCTGCATCTGGGCTGGCAGGGGGAACCACTGATCCACAAAGGTAAGTTTATTGTGGATGAAATCGAATACAGTGGTGCGCCGGACAAGATAATCATCCGTGCCCGCAGCGCAGATTTTCGGGCGATGTTTAATATCAATCGCGAGGTGTCCTATCACCAGAAAACGATCAGCGATATTGTGCACACTATTGCTGTACGTAACGATTTGACGCCGAAAGTGGACAAAATGCTAGCCAACATCACCCTCAGCCATATTGACCAGACCAACGAATCCGACGGCAATTTTCTAACCCGGTTGGCAAAACAGGAGGGTGCTATTGCCACTATTAAGAATGGCTATTTGCTTTTTATCCGACAGGGGCAGAATAAAGCAGCTAGCGGTCAGCTCTTGCCAGTGGTTATCATTACTCGTCAGTCTGGAGACGGTCACCGTTTTTCACTGGTTGATCGGGGCGCTTACACCGGTGTTTCCGCCAGTTGGCTTAATACCCGTGATCCTAAGAAAAAAGAAAGAGTCACCGTCAAGCGCAAGCAGAGTAAGAGCAACCCACAGGCAAAAGAAGAAAAACAGGGTGATTATCTGGTTGGCAGTGAGGGCAATGTTTTTGTGATGAAGCACATCTATGCCAACAAGGCCAATGCTGAACGTGCAGCTAAAGCAGAATGGGAGAAAATTCAGCGCGGTGTGACGTCATTCTCTATTCGACTGGCGAAGGGAAGGCCAGAGCTATTCCCTGAAATGAAAGTCAGGGTGAGCGGCTTCAAGCCCGAAATTGACATGGCAGACTGGACCGTGGTTACGGTTACCCACACTTTGAATGACAACGGGTTAACCTCAGTCTTACAGTTGGAAGTTAAAATTTCTGATACAGATATGAGTACTTGATTTGCTATAATCGCCATAGTGCCAGACAAACATGGCAGCCCCTTTGTAGAGGTACTCGCGTTATGATGAGATGCCCCTTATGCGGTCATGCCGCCCACACCCGTAGCAGTTTTGAACATACGACTCAAACTAAGGAACGTTACAACCAGTGCCAGAATATTAATTGTGGCTCAACGTTTGTTAGTCATGAAACCTTTGTGCGATTCGTCACCAAGCCGACGTTGATTGAAGCGGTTCCTCCACATCCTGATAACGGACAGCAGACCGTGCTGGTATTCTGATTGAATAGTTTTTGGTGAATAAATGACTAAAAAAGCGTTCCATTATTTATCGTGGTGCGCTTTTTTTATGTGAAAAATATTTTTTCTGAGGGGCTTCGGTGTGGTGGGGAAAGGATTTATCCCATAGTCGCCTTAAACTATATTCAATTTTCAGGCGCGTGTCTGTAATTCACTAAAATCTGATGGATAGCTAAAACAGCATCAGAAAAATCATCATCTACAATATAAAAATAACATTCAGGAACGTTTAACACCTTGGAAAATACGCACATTATTTCAAAGGTTGGCTGGTGAGTTCCATTTTCATACTGAGACACTCTCGCTCGGGCTGACTTTTCATCTATGCCAGCCGCAATTCCGAGTTTTTCTTGCGTGATATTTGCACGTAAACGAGCGGCTTTTAAACGTTTGTTAATCATAAAGTTAACCGTCAGTTGTTAGAAATGTAGCTGACGATATATGTAACATTTCTTAGTGCTTTTTTTGTCAAAACTTACTTAACAAAAATCATATAGTGTTAACGATGCTAACAGTGATTATTTAGCTATCAAAGAATATTATAGTGTTTGGTAATTTTGCTAAAGAGTTTGCCAGGTAAGTACCACATTACGCGCATTTGAGAGAGCATTAAAAAGTGTGGGGCGCTTATGCTGCAACAGCTTCTGTAAAATAGTTACCCGTTTCTTCACTTAATTTTATACTTGGATATCAACGCTCAAATTTGACTTTTAAATCACTATTTAATACCTCTGTTTGAGTCTGTAGTAAATAATGTGCGCCCAGTTGGTTCCATTGCATTCGCTGTTTTTTCACCATGTGCTTAGATATGACTTCATTGATCGTGGATTCAACGAACGTGGAAGAGATAGGTTCTCCGTATCGATCGGTACATTTCCCCATAATTTAGGAACATTAACCTATTATTTTCTAATGCAGATAGATATACATCTCATCTATCTGTTTTAACAGCGATTTATGATTTTTATACTAAAGATCGTTGTTATCACAAATCAGGATGAAATTCAAACCTGCTAACTATAATTTCCCATAATTAGCATATTATGATAGGCTATCTTTATCGAACACTGATAACGAACTGTTGACCGTTAAAATGGTTCGCTTATACTGTTAGGTATCTGACTGAGTAACGGCCTAATTATGAATTTGATTAATGATTACACGCTTAGAAATCAAAGAAAAAACAAGAAAATAAATGATGTGCTTTGTTTTCTCAAATCAGAAACGTTCACTACAGCGGATGTTTTAAAAGGTGTGTTAAAGTTCAAAACAATCAGCCCTGTTTATACTCTGTTGAGGAAACTAGTAGCCGAAGGTGTAATTTGTGTATATTCCTGTGATCTTGGCACGGGCAAAATTAACATATACGGTTTGACCCCACATGGGGCAGGGCTTGCTATGGATGAGAACGATAATATTGCAGACATTCGTATATTCCATCCATCTAAGACTACAATCTCAGTTCTTAGACATAAACTTGATATACAGTTGATTCGAATAATTGTTGAGGCGAAAGGTCATCAATGGTTATCGATATATAGTACTAAAAAGAAAAAGCCCGAAGCTCTTGATGGTTATATTATTACATCTAAATCCGTCAATAAAATTGCGGTTAAAGTTGAACGTACAATTAAGAGCCTTGAACACTATCGTAAAATATTGGGGCAGTACATCGAACAGCAGCAAAGCAAACAATTTGACCAAATATATAACTTATTACCTGATGTTAATTTAAAAAATAGAGTTGAGAAGATTTACAAGTCTATTAACGGCGTGATAGTTGGGAATGAGACTATCACGATTGATGATCAGACATGGAATTTTATTAAATTTTTTACATATGAGGAGTTGGAAAACACCTTATAAATAAAAAGCAGGCGAGGAACACAACGCGGGCAAGCGCTGTGTCCTCTGATCACATAAACAGCACTTTGAGGAAGTGTTTATATGACTATTAAGCATAGTACCATAACTGGACGGGAGTTAGCAGAATTAATCGAGCGAGTTATAGAAGTCGCTGAAGCATTTGACATATTTTTCTGTCTTTTTCCAGATGAAGAAGATTTTGTCCAGTCTTCCCAGCTTTTACTTTTACCACTTAGTCGTTATCTCATTGATGTCGCTAGTAAACTACACGAATTGTCAGTTGATGGTGAACTTATTTTGATGGGAAAATTATCAAGCCGTACATAATCTTGTAAGGCGAATGTAGATTACTAAATCAAAAACCCCTCATATCTAATACGAGGGGTTATAAGCCCTTTACGGGAGAAATTTTTAACAAAGCCCTCATGGGGAATAATCATAGTGTAGTTGATAGAATCCCAAAAGTCAACTTTCAGATTTACTGATAAGGCTTGATGCGCCGATGATTTTGATTATTGCACGTTGTATCTTTTCAACGGCTTCACGCGTCAAATATTGCTGAAATGTTTGTTCATTATCTCTTAATTTAAAGAGTCTGTTTGTGTTTACTATCTGCATATGATGAACTAACGCCCAGCGCCTGCGGCGATCATAAAAATTAGTTATTCGAAAAATAGATTGATCTAATTCGACATGATAACCGCGAGCAATACCATCGTTGTTTAAAGTTGAGGAAATGGGAACAACGAGATAACCATTGCTACACAAACGGGCATTTATGATTACAACCATTCTTTTTTTTACCATCTCAGGCGGGATGCGACCATTAAAATGGTCTGGTTGTGCTGGTAAACCAAAGTCACAATCTAATATTTCACCGATACGCGGGCGATATATAATAGCCATTTAATTAATCGGCCCTCTAAAATAATGGTTCTTACCCTAGTGTATGTGTTAGGTCAAATATCTAACAGTGTAAACGAACAATTTTAACGGTCAATAGTTCGTTATTAGTGTTCGATAAAGATATCCTATCATAACATGCTACTTATGGGAAATTATAGTTGATAGATATTTTTATTGGCAGTAATTCAGGTTATTGACAATGTGCTTGTTTTTTTGATCTGTCACTATGTTCAAAAGTGAATTGGGGTAGGAGAAAAGGATGGCTGGCTTTCATCAGTCAAAGTACGCGAATAATTTACAGATGGTTCAACCGTAAAGGTGGTCGTCGCCAACTGACGTGGAAAAAGCTGAATCTGATCCTGAAAATACTGGGTTATCCAACGAAATGGAAAATCCGATCAATACTCAGGGGTCGCTGAATATGTGTGAGGACTCTGATCTGTCGGGAGTCGGATGCGTTAGTTCCGCACGTCCGGTTCTAAGGAGGGGGTCCGTCCGGGTAACCGGAGGGTCTACTCAACTCAAACCCCAATTAACAAACTTAAGAAGCAAAAATGACGTCATTGTTTGACATCATAATGGGACCAAAGTAGAATGATATCATCAAATGACGTCAATGGGATGAAAGATGATTAAGGTTAAAGAGCTGAGCTCAAAGCACCGCAAGACCCTTGCGGATGTGCTGACCATCCCGCCGAAATCCGGCATAAAATGGGATGATGTAGTCAGCCTGATTAACAAACTGGGGGGGAAGATCAAGAACGGCAACGGATCACGCCGGAAGTTTATCCTCATGGGCTCAGTCTATCAGACTCATCAACCTCATCCTGGTAACGTAATGGATAAAGGCGCAGTAAATGGCCTTCGTGAGTGGTTCGAAAATGTAATAGGGGTCGAACATGATTAAAGGCAACAACATTATGACTATCGATGGTCATCCTGCTTCTGTTACCTACGAAGCAGAAATTAGGGCCTTTCGCGGCAAGTTTCTGGATGTCACCGGATATTGTGATTTCGTATCAAACAGTATTGACGGGCTTGAAAAAGAGGGGCAAATCTCACTGGCTGAATATATAGAAACGTGCGAGGAAGAGGGAATTAACCCATTCAAGGAAGAGGACAAGCTAAAATCTTTTACTCTTCGTTATCCTGGCTGGCTGGAAGCTCGCTTGACTGCGGCGACAATATCACATGCAGTCTCAAAGAACCAGTTCATAGTTCAGTTGCTTGAGCGGGAACTTCAATAAAATAGATAACGCCGGACAGTGACAAAACTTGTTTTTATTGCTGTTTGGGGTTGTTGGGGTCTACTCAACCACCCCAGCGATAACAGATACTGCAATAGTGACTTATCGAGGATACTTTCCTGTTCGGCCTTGATAAATGAAAAAGCCTACAGTATGTGGGATTGATAGATCTGTTAATGTAATGGTTAAATTTTAATTAATTATTTCTTATGAAAGTAATTTGTGGTGAAAGCCCCGTTTAAGGGACTTTGTTGTCAATGTGGACATTGGGTGGACGATGATAGAAAAAGTATATTTATTTTCAATATGTTATGGGTTGTAGATCCCTAGTTTTTCTTGTGTGATATTTGCACGTAAACGAGCGGCTTTTAAACGTTTGTTAATCATAAAGTTAACCGTCAGTTATTAGAAATGTAGCTGGCGATATATTTAACATTTCTTAGTGCTTTTTTGTCAAAACTTACTTAACAATAACCTTAATGTTTAATTTGTTATTTGGGCAGTAACCGGGTAGCTGCGATAACCGCCAACAAATGCGGGCTATACTGGCCCCCACATTTTGTTGGCTTTTTACTATTGCTTAATGCTTTGAAGTGACCTGTGGCGTTTCGTCATTGTCACCGTATAGAACGATCCCTGACGTGTCGATCTCATCTTCCAGTTGGCGCAAGTCGTAGTTCGTCTGTAAGCGCATCCAAAACGCCGGATTACTCCCCAGAGCAGCAGACAGTCGGATGGCGAGCGCCGGGGTTAACGCCGTTTTGCCCGAAAGAAAGCGGGAAACCGTTGCTGGAGTTACGCCGATGTTTTTAGCAAACTGGCGAACGCCAACCCCCAAATCCTCCAGCATGTTGGATACCATAACGCCCGGATGAGAAACAATAGCCTGTCTCATTAGTGATAATCCTCCAAGTTTAAAATATAAGCATCACCATTTTTAAATTCGAACGTGATGCGCCAGTTAGCTCTGACAGTAATTGACCATATGCCAGTCCTATCCCCTTTCAGGGGGTGTAACTTGTAGGCATGAATATTTAAATCTTCTATCATGCTAGCCGTGTCGATGGCCTGTTAGCGGTCATTGATTCGGACAGCATCCTGCGCCGGGATGCCTGAAATAACTCCTTTTTCAAAAAGTTGTTTCAACCCTTTGTGTTTAAATGACTTAATCATTTTGCTCTCATCCTTGTTACACCATGCGTAACATCATATGCCGCTGTTACATGGCATGCAACGCCAACAATAAATAACCAAGGGCCGTAACTCTAAATATCAAAAAATTTTGCAGACAATGGTTGCGTTAACTAATTGCCATTTGAGGAGATTTGGCAATATGTTCAATAGTGAATTGGGGTAGTAGAAACAGATGGCTGATTTTCATCAGCCAAAGTTAAAGTTTATGGCCTGGCCCACACTTTTTTATGTTCTGTGCATCTTCATTATAAGCAAGGTAGGTGTGATAACTTTATTTTTAACGATTTCTCATTAATGAGTGCAAAAGAATTATTGTCTGGGTAGTTTCATATTGTTGTGGGGGGATGGAAGCCCCGAAAAAATCGGGGCTTATGTCGATGTGGTCAAGGTGTGGACACTTATTTTAATAAATCCTTTTATTACAATGTGTTATGTTTAAAAAACAAACACCATCCCTGTCTTTCAGGCCCTTTTGAGGGCTTTTTTTTCAGTTACTTACAACACATTTCTTTGTAAAACAACAACATAAAAAAGTATTAAAGGGTTAGAAAGTATACGAAAGTTTTTGAGTGTGGACGCTTGTTGGACGTTCGCTACACTCTCCTGCTTTACTCTATTTCAATCCCACCCTTAAGAGGGTTTAATGTAATGGTATGTTGCAGATAATCTGAGGCAAGGTGTGCATAGACCATTGTTTGGATTATGCTGGCATGTCCTAATATCTGTTGTAATGCAATTATATTCCCTCCATTCATCATGAAGTGACTGGCAAAAGTGTGTCTGAGAACATGGGTTGCTTGCCCTTTAGGTAAGTCGGGTTTTACTACATGTAAGATCTTGCAGAAATTTCTGTAGTCAACATTGAACAGCTTGCCCATTTTCTTTTTACCGCGAATTTCTCTCTCCAATTTTTCAGAAATGGGAACGATACATTGATCTCCATTTTTGGTATTTAGAAAAATTACACGGCCTTTTAGTACCTGTTGAGCTGCCAGACTTTCGGCTTCTCCCCAGCGCGCACCAGTGCTAATGCAGAGTAAAGCCAGCTTTTTTTCCTCTTTACTTAGAGAATTGAGTAGTAGATCTATCTCTGGTGTCCCGTTGAACGCCGGATGAATATCGCTGGAGTCATCCGCTGCGTCGCATGTCAGGAAGTTTTTGAACTGAAACAGAAGCATTATCGGAGTATATGAATTGGTGAATAAAACTATCTTGAAGTGGGCAGGTTCCAAAGTCCGCATTATGGATAAATTGCTGCCCTATTTGCCAGCAGGTCAACGGTTGGTTGAACCGTTCGCAGGTTCATGTTCTGTGATGATGAATACTCAATATGGTGCGTATTTAATTGCGGACGCCAACAGCGACTTAATTGATATGTATCAGTGCATCAAAGATAATTGTGATGGGTTTATAAATTTTGCGCAAGACTGGTTTTCGTATTTTAATAGCGAACATGGGTTTTATTGTCTGAGAGATTTATTTAATTCTGACGATGTAAAATATAAATCACAGATATGGCCCGCATCGGTATTTCTATTTCTAAACCGGCATTGCTTTAATGGCCTGTGTCGTTATAACTCAAAAGGTGAATTCAATGTACCTTTTGGGAACTGGAAAAAGCCTTACTTTCCTGAAGTAGAAATATTGGCGTTTGCTAAGAAATCCAAGATTACTTCTATCCATTGTGCCGATTGGCGCGAAATACTGAAAATAGTTGATTTTGGTGATGTGGTTTATTGCGATCCTCCCTATTTCACCAAAGGCGTTAATTTCACGCAGTATTACAAAAATGGCTTTTCTCATAATGACCATCAGGAGCTTACTACTTCTTTGAAACAGCTCAATGAATTATTGGGTGTTCCTGTTCCTGTTACCGTTTCCAATTCCATTGAAGCTAAAGAACTTTATGCCGATCTGGGGTTCAATATCCATGAAATAGAAGCACCGCGCACCATTGCCGCTAATGGCGACTGTCAGCCAGCAATAGAGATTATTGCGACATTAGAGGCGGGTGCATGAGTGAATTAATCGACTTGTTGCAGGAACACAACAGCGATTACCAGAAGTCAAAACACCTGCAATATGAGATGTTCAAACCCGGCTTGCCCCGCGAATCAACGTTAGCTGAACAGATTATGTGGCAGGTGAATCCTGACGATCATGACTGGCGCCATAATATTGTCGGCAATCTGCCCGATTTTTTGGCGCTCTATTTTGCTACTCGGTACAAAAAAATATTTACCCAGTCAGGGTGTAATGGTCGCCGCCGTGCTAATACGTTTTTGCGTCAGTTTGGTGAGAATGTATTACCACGGCTGAATAAAGTCACTGAACGTTATCAATTCAAACATCATGTATCAGGTGTTACTCCATTTCCTTTTATTGAGCAGTTGGAAAAACTGGTCACACTGGATCGTAGAGATATCAGGCAGCTTGCGTGGGAAATTGCCCGTTTGGGTTGGACGATGAGCGGGGAAAACTAACATTATCATTCGCGGAGTTGGCAAATGTTATTGATTTCGTCAGAGCAGCAAACGGCGAACAGCCTTCAATTATCGTCTGGGAAAATGTCCCCGGAGTTCTATCCAGTAAAGATAATGCCTCTGGTTGTTTTCTTGCGGGACTTACCGGAGAAGATGAACCATTGCAGCCGTCAAGGAAGAAATGGACGAACTCAGGTTATGTGTCTGGACTACAAAGAGCCGTTGCATGGCGAGTGCTGGACGCTCAATATTTCGGAGTGGCTCAACGACGTCGCCGTGTGTTTGTTGTCGCAAGTGCTCGAACAGATGCCTGTCCCGCAAAAATACTTTTTGAGCCAGGCAGAATGCGCCAGGATTCTGAACCACGCAAAACGGCGGAGAAAGCAATTACCGGAAATGCTGGAAACCGTGTTGTTATCGGTAATCTCTGGGACTCAGAGTTAAACCCGCATCCGACATTAAGCTCAGGTGGTATTGGTATGAGCAATAAGGAGATATTTTCTCAGAGAACCAGCGGATTGGTATCTACGTATCGGTTGCTTTCGTTTGGTGAATACCGGACAGATGATGTTTCATCAGCACTGCGCTCCAGAGATGATAGAAGCGCTACTGATCTAATAGCAACTTATGGGGCTGTGCGCCGTTTAACACCAGTGAAATGCGAAAGACTACAGGGTTTTCCCGATAATCACACCCAAATTCCGTGGAATGGCAAGGCTTCGGCTGATTGTCCTGATGGTTACCGTTACCGGGCAATCGGAAATTCAATGGCTGTGCCTGTAATGGCATGGATTGGGAAACGAATTTTAATGCAAGCGAGGAATAAATAATGATGCGTTACAACGGAGTATCACTCTAGGAAATGACGAATTATCTCGTTAAATCGAAATTGTTCACTGAAATGACCGGGGCACGATCCCTATGAGGTGGTTGAATATCTGGCGTTGCTGATCCGCATCCGGTGACGGAATGCTGCTTCTTTGGCGAGGCTAGAGATTATTAGCGCAAGGGCTAACTTAGCCCTTGCGCTAATTTGGCTAAAAGACTATTATTTAGGCATGAATAGGGGATTGCCGAATGTTTGAAATTAAGTTTCATGATGCTTTTAAGGAAGAATTAAAATCACTGCCTGACTCGCTGGAATTGCGTATGGTCGCGTTAATTAAGCGTTTGAGGGAAAACCCAACCAGCCTGAGAGAGCCGCATTCAAAACCGATAGAGGGATATAAAGGGCTGTTTGAGCTGAGAGCAAAAGCCAAAGACGGAATAGCCAGAAGTTTTTTTTGTTATGCCACAGGGAAGAAAATCTATCTGTTACGATGCTTTGTGAAAAAAACTAATGCTACTCCCCTGAATGAACTCAGGATAGCGATTGCGCGGAAAAATGAACTGACAGAACCATCAAGAGATTAAGAGGAAATATGATGCGTGATGACTTAGACCTCTACATTGAGGAAAGAACCAAAGAAAACCCTCGATTTAAAGCCACGTTAGCGGAAGAGGAGAAAGAGCTTGAGTTAGCGATTGAGATGCAGAATATGCTGACTGAATGGCGGAAACATGCTGGGCTGACCAGCGCTCAGGTTGCTGAAAAAATGGGTATCAAACCACCGACTGTATCAAAAATAGAAAGAAATATCGTTAAGGCATCCATTGATACACTCAGTCGCTATGCGCGTGCCTGTGGTGTTAACGATATCAAAATATCCTTATCATTAACAAAGTGATCGTTTTTTATTCTTTTGTTGCGGGTGCGCAAAGGGTGCATAATCCCCCTCATTCCCCTCACCAATCCGCAAGATCAAACAAGGATCTCATGCTCCACCAAGCATCAGTACTGCTGCGCTTTTAACGATTCCTTACAGGTGCATAAAAAGCACTACATTTAGTAGGCAGGCGCGGCGGGGTCACGACTGTGCGCGGCCAGTATGTCGTCGCGGCTGGCATTCTTGATATTTAAAAATTCATCCTTAGCTGCCGCTTCAGACAGTGGAATGGTTTGGATACCGTCTTTCTTGCCACCGGGGGCATACAGAAACAGATTACGGAAGTTACCTGGCCCCTTGGAGTTTTTCAGCGCGTCGCGAATATTATCGACAGCGGATAGGTTTTGCGATGCGTCGCTGATATACAGGATGTAACCCGCATGGGAACCGTTCAGATAATACTTGCGGCGAAAAAGTGTAGCCGATTCATTCAGCAATGCAGATGGCAGCGCTGCTAAATACTCCGGCAATCCGTAAAGTTCCTGATTAATATCGGGTTCAATCAGATGAAACACTTGCCCCGTAGGGAACGAGTATAGCGGGCTGTTGTAGCCATATTTCACAAACCAGTAGGTATCCAAGTTTTCACCGCGTCGGGTGAACTTGGCCGGGCAATGATTCAGCTTCGAAGGCTGGCCGAGGCGATTCTTGCGTTGTTCAAGATAAGCATTACCAAATAGCATAAAGTCCAGCGCCCATCAGTCGAACGCCTGCCGACTCAGTAAGCGATGCGGAATAAACGTGCTGGTTAAAATATTGAGTTTCACATACACCGCGCTGCTGTGGTGCGGTGCACAGCACAACGTAGCCCCCGCCCGCTCAAAGAAGATAACGGGGGTGATTCATCTGTTGATGAAGGATACGCGCAATCAGAATATCGGTATCCCGGATAGTATAGAAAACCGTGTGGCGGTGAAACTCAACCCGCATTACACCTGGGACAGATGGGTATTCCCTTCCTATATGTGGCATCTCTGCTAGCGTGTCAAAAAATGCTTCCAGTGCTTTCGTATAATGGTCAGCCTGAGCTTCATCGAGCTGCAAAAGTGTATAATCATAAATCCCAGCAAAATCTTCGACAGCCTGATCCGTGAGCTTATACAT